CTGCACCTGAGTTAACAACATCAAAGGTGCTACCAGAACCACCTTCTGGCCTAGCAGTCATTATTCTCCACCCACTAGAAGTATAGGGTCTCTTTGAGAGCATAGCCAATGCGTTAACCTCTTGGTTAAGCATTGACCAAACTTTCTTTCCATATACTACGTTGTATAGGTTGCCAAAACTGGCTACTGTTCCTTGTGGGGTTTCAGTACCGCCGTGTCCAGTATGTAGACCAGCAACGATACCTGCGCTCTTTAACAGGCTATTACCGCCCATACCGCCCCTACCACCGTAGGTTGCGGCCTCTAAATCTTTCATGGTTTTAACATAGTTTGTTGCCATTTATTTCACCTCTCGTACTCCGCAACTAGATTGTGTATTTCTCCCCATGACATCTCAGATACGTCAATATCTGGGACTGAAATGGTTTGAGACTTAACAATCTCATCATTCGTGGTTTCTAGGCTCTTTCGTAGCGTAGCAAACTCCGCCCTTAGTGCCTCAACCTCATTCTTTGCGTCATATTCGTTCTTTAAAACATCAGCCTTTCGTACTTCTGTCTCATGCTTGAAGCGAGCCTCAAATTGCTCCTTCAACGAGTCGTATGCCATCTTTTCAAGTTGTTCTGCCTTGAAAGCATCATACGCCTTTTCTACATTAGCAGTAGAAAGGTCTAGAGTAGCAAATTCCTCATTATTCCACTCCTTATACAATGGGCCTACTTGCGGTGCTTGGGGTAGTTTCTTGCCTGCTGATTCCTCGCCTGCTAATCCTCCCTCAACAAAGCCTTCTGGCCCAGTCCTTCCTTTTGCCTCCGAATCGTAGTTAGACATACTAACCTCCGATTCGTCATCATCACTACCCATATCGGCCATTGCCATTTCATCGTCCTCAGGCTTCTTATAGTCGCCTGCTTCCTTTTCCTCATCAGTATCCATACTTTCGTATGAACCCATTGAAGATGCTTTGGCTTCTTCCGCATCAGGGTCTTCTTCTTTTTGGAGTTCATTAACTTGCTTCATCAGCGCATTAATTTCTTCCAACGTCTTTTCCAACTTATCACTCATTGTATCACGTTCCTCCTTTAAAATATCAAACTTTGCTTCTGGGTTTATTCCTTTCTCACAAATCGTTACTTCATGGAGTTCTAACTTATCTATCTCATTATAGTCGCCTAATTCATTACTAGACTTTTTTCTTTTTGATAATGCTTGTCCACCTATACTAAATGAACGGAGAGTACCTTTTCTAATACCTCTTGAAATTTCTTTTGCCTTTTCTATATCATCTCGGAGTTTAATAACAACATAAAAGCCAACATCATCAACATGGGTTTTGTGTAGAGTACCATGTTTGTCTCTATATTGTTCTATTACCTCCCCGACCTGAACATTTGAATGGTTTGACATTACATTTCTGTATTTCTTTTCTCCCATGTATTTCTTTACTGATTCTTCTAATGCGGATAATGTTATTAAATCATTTTGTTTGTCTACTACTTCTATAGATGCATACCCACCAATAACTAATTCATCAGATTTTAATATATTAAATGCTCCATCTGTATCAGATTTCAGTAAAACCGCTTCCGGCATGAAACCACTTCCTCAATTTACTATATGAAGTCCACGCTATTCGGGGATTTGCATGGTTAATTTCTTAAACCTATCCGTAGATAAATCCCACTTACCCTTGTCTTCTTTTATATCTAGCATCTCTTGTTTGTATCCTGTCCAAACTAACCATGTATCTTCTTCATTGACAGGTACAACCCTAAAGTGAAGTCTAGTGTCAAACTTGTCTCCATCTATTCTATATTCGTGATAACCGTCCTTTTGAACACCTAGTTCAATCTTGCCCTTATCTAGTAACTTCTTCCCCTTTATCCGAGTGGCAATTTCTGCTGGGAATTTACCAGCCTTTCCAAACAAATTGAATATATCTTCTGTGTCTTCAATGTCAATATTCCATGCCTGTCTAGTTTTATTGACTTCAAATACTAAAGTAATATTATCGTCTTCAGTAGTCATTAACTTAAAGGTTCCAACTCTACTTTCTTCTTCATCTGTGTTTTTAGAAATATGACTAGAATTAAATGTAAATTTTTCACCAGCCATAGGTATAAACTCATCTTGGTCATTCATCCAATTCTTTAATGTTTCAGTCTTATCGTCAAATAAATCCATAGAGTTTTCCTTTGTGTCTGGGTGTTCCTTAACAAATTCTAAAATTTCTTTTGTTGGGACACCTTCTTCATCAGGGTCTTTTTCTTTTAAGAATTGTTTAATTGCATTTCTAGCATCAGAAGATTTTGTTTTATTTATTTCAGTAATTTGGTCTTTCCAAGAATCCATATCTGCTAGAGCATTCTTTTCCATTAATGAATCTCCTTCAAAACCATAAATAGTAAATCCTTCATAATTACCTTTTAGTATTATTTCTGCTTCTCCATGAATACCGTCTGTTATGATATACTTTTGAAGTGCTTCTTGAACATCATAGGCTAGTGATTTTCTACTATCCTTTGCTAATAACTCTAATGTAATTAATTTCTCTGGGGTTTCTACTTCTGGTATTTCAATAACTTTAGCAGAGAATAAACTATATCCTGTTCCTTTACGCTTTACCTCATCTACCTTTACTCTAACGATTGCACCAACATCAACATTTTCTTTAGTGTTTAATGCTTTACCAACGGGTAGATATGTTTTACCATCTATTTCTTCACCACCATGTTCTCTTGTTTCTTCACCACTCAATGGGCCAACTCCAACAGTATAGGAGTACAAGTTAGATTTAGTTTTCTTTTTGTTCAAAACAATAACATCTAAATCAACAAACTTCTTCCACTTAATCCATTTCGGGTTTTTCTTATTACCTATGTAATAAGTAGATTCTATATCTTTAATTACAACTCCTTCTGAGGTTCTTGATTTCATAATCTCTTCACTATATTTTTTAACCTCCGCCAAGGAATCAGCAATGCGAGTATTCTTTTTATTTGGAAAACTTAATTCATCTGATGACTGTTGAGAAAATTGATAGAACAGAATGTTTATTCTTTCTCTAAGTGGGTCATCAGCAATATTCTTATCTTCGTGATGCATTATATCAAAGACTCTTGCCTTTAGTTTAGCATCTTTATACTTATTCTTAAACAAGTGTGCAATAGTATCTGCTCTATGTAGTGGTTCGTCTTTATCGTACAAAATTAATTCTGCATCTAATATTAAATCACCAAATTGTTTAGCCTTTAATCTTTCAACAACATCTTTACATTTTTCTGTTATGTCTTTTTCATTATAAGTATAGATTTTGATGTTCTCATCCATTTTGTGTATTTGTATTCTGATTCCATCGTACTTCTCTTGAACTACCCATTCCCCACTAAAACCTTTTAATTCTTTTATATCATTTATTTCAAATATTCTATACATTGGTTTGTTAGGAACTATGAAATCTATTTCTGCTTTTTCTTCGTCACTTTTCTTTAAATCCATAGCAATTAGTTTCTGCCAATTTTCTTCGGTATTTCTCTCTAGATATACCTTTTCTAATAATTCTAATGCTGGCCTAAACTTTGGTTTTACCTTTGATGTGTCAACATCATCACCATAGTGTTCTATAATGTATGTCGTAATGTCATCCAATGCTAAGTCTAGCCCCACCGCACCTTCTGTGATGGTATCGGGAGAAAGCCCATTCTTCTCCCAAGATTCTTCATCAATACTATGCGCGTGTGACCGTAGGGCATAGTGTATGAATATAGCATATATAGAGGGCTTCGATACTAAATTTTGTATGACTTTATCCCCCATTTGTTTAGCAAAGGGGTCATTTAATTCATCAGAATTAAAGCGCAGAGTTTTAATTTGTTTCCATAAATCTCTAGCCTGATGAGATTCTGGATTCATTACTTCTTTCTGGAAAACTATCTTTTCATCAAGATACTTCTTCATCTCTCTTGAGAAATCATTTAGCCCATCAAAATCTTCTCTAATTCTTTTAATTGATTTTTGCCAATCTTTTGAAAAACCTTTAGGGTCTTCTCTTGCTGATAAATAATTATATCTAACGTCTTCATAGAAGTTTAGGACACGCTTCGCTAACGAAGGTTTCTTCTTATCAAAGACACCAGATAGGGGCATATTTACCCCTCTATTTCATCTCGTATCTTTGTCTTCTCTTCATCGCTTCCCTTTGCATCAGGAACTTTTGTGGCCTTTGGTCGGCTTAACTTAACAGTCTCACCAGTCAAATCATCCTCGTTGAAATCATCCTTGTTACCAAGTATTTCAACAGCCTTTTCAGTTGCCTTTAGCAGAAGTTCTGCTATCTTTTCTTCTTTTGTTACTTTTTCTGGCATTAATAACCACCTTCCAATTTACTCATCATTGCACCGATTTCATCCCAATCCATCTTAGCAATAGCATCTACATCTGTGGCAGTATCACCAGCAGACATAACTGGAGTAGGAGTATCTACAACAACATAACCTGATTTCATTAACAGATTGTCTTTATCATAAACTGCTCTTTCCAGTTCATTTACTTTGTCAACTAATGTCTTTAACAACATTAACATTTCATTTTCGTCACTCATCTTTCTCATCTCCTAAATCGCCTTTACTCTTTGGATATACCATCCCTCGTAATTGACGATATAGAATCTCATAGTCCTTTCTCATTTCAGCAGCCCTAGCAACCAAATCAGTATTTCTTTCTTCAAAGGAATTCATTTTCTTTTGCATTGGTTTTGATTTATTAGTATCTAGAGTATTTAATTCATCTAGTAAATCTCCTAATTTAGTAAAGTCTTGACCCATATATTCACTAGGCTGTACGGACTGCAATACCTTTTTAATTTTCTTTTTTTGTTTAGGCGTTGCCTTATCTAGCATAGGGCTGTTTGCCTTTCTTAATATGTGTTCCCATGTCATTTACCATACCTCTCATTTAATTCTTTTACTTTAGCCCTTAGTTCATCAATATTCATACCCGGTGTTATTCTAGTAGGTTCTGTCTTTTTTCTTTCTGCGGCTACTTGTTCCATAAATTCATCTACTTCAGCAGTATCTTCTTGTTCTGGTTTTGCACCGGGTCTATCATCCATCTTCTTTCTTTGTAATCTGCGCCTCAACTGTTCTTGTTTCTTACGCTTTTCTTTAATTTCTTTAATCATTGTTTTTCTATATTTATTATAATCAGTTATACTGTCTTTAATATTTTTATATTGTTCCTTAAAGTCTTTTTCTTTCGCAGTCATATCATAGGATACATCGTCAGAAATAAATGTTTTTTCTTGTAACATTGCACTAAGAGCATTTGCTGCTTTGAAATAATTTAAAATTCTATCATATTCTTCTTCTAATTTATATATTTCTTTAAGATATTTTTTACCCCTTAGACTTTCAAAATTTGCATCTGGATTATCTTTTATACGTTGCCAATCAGAAACCAATTCATCTTCTACTTTAGCAGAACTCCATTCTCTTTGTATTGTTGTTTCACCAGCATCATCCTTAATTTCTAAATCTCTAATAAATCGCCCGATGGTTTTGTCCCATGACTCATTTAATGTCTCATTTATTTTTTCTGATAATCTAAGGAAATCTTGTTTAGTTTGTTGACCTTGGAATCTATATTTACCTTGGTTTACTAACCTAACTAAATCAACCACCGTTAATTTTCTTTGGTCTCTTAATAATTCATATTCACGCATAATAGATTTTCTATTAGGTCTTGATAATCCACTTAACTGTTCTAGTTCTTTCATAACCTTTTCAAATAATTCTGTAGGTTCATAGCCCCCATAATCACCAGATGGTGCCATACCTTCGGGGCGTTCTTTCAGACGCATTAATCTGTTATATAAGTTAGGGTGTAAATTTCTAGCACCAGTTTCGGCAATGTCTCCTAACATTAGTAAAAACTCAATATCTAATAACCCTAAATCATACATATCGTTTTGTAAAGTTTCAGATAATTTGACTCCTTTTTCTACAGAATCTACTAATCGTTCTAGAACTAACTCTTCTTGCTTTCTCATTTTAGGTACGGTTTGCTGTTTTGGTTTTGAGGGTTGTAAAAGTTGTAGTAGTTTATCAAACAAATCTTGTGGTATATTAGATTGTATCTGTCTTAATGCTGACATAATATGAGCATCATTAATTCTAACTGGCTTACCATCTTTATCTGCAACTTGATTACCAGAAGTTGTAGTCTGCGGTTCAATATCACCCTGCCTTTCTACTTCTGTAGCATCTAATTGTATTCTATCATCTCTAATCTTAGACTTTGCGTTTTTCAAAATGTCCTTTATTTGAGATGTAGAATAAGGTCTAACTATTCCTTTATTTCTCTCTATTTTTTCAAACAAAACATCTTCTACAGATGTAGCCTTTAGAATTAAACTATTTACTAAAAACCCATCTAAGAAATCCATTTAATCACCTAATATGGTAAACTGTCTTGTAACTTTCTACTTATCTTTCTTTTTGGCTTACCGATGTAATCAGGTACATCAGCACTACCCGGTCTCTTTACTTCATGTGCATCTGGGTCTGGCCCCACATGGTCAAAGTTTCTGTTCTTTGTTATTTTTACACTGTTTCTCTCAGCATTTCTTTTCTTAGTTAGGGCTTCCCTTAACTGTCTTGTTGTCATTTCTTCTGTCATTTAATAACCTCATCTTTACCAATAGTTATTGTCGT